GGGCCAAGGAAAGTCTGCATACCCATGTCAATCTCCTAATGCACTAGTCGCTATACAGTTTGTGCATCATCCGCTAGGTCGGTCTGTATAGCTCAAAAACCCTAGTTCAAAGAGAAGGGGGGTCCGAAGACCCCCACTTCATCAGGCGCAACCGAAGATGCCGAGTGGGTCACTCCAGCCGAAGCTATAACGCTCACGGCTCTTGTAACGCACGTTACGGTATCAAAGTCGCCATCCATGCTGTTCTGGAGGGCAATGCGCTCAAACATCTTAAGGCCGTTCGGCACGTCCGTCAGGAGGTACCACGCATGGGTATCCGTCAAGAAGTGGTTGACCTTAAAGCCTTCACCGATGGTACCCATCGACTTCAGGGCATTGATGTCGTTGTCCGAGGTTCCAACGCGAAGCTCAGTGTCAAGCAGGCGCTTGGCAACGAACATGTTGTTGGGCGGAACAACCAGCTTACGAGGCTTAGCAGCAATGAGCAGTCCGCGCTCGTCAGTCCAACCGGCGATCTGAATCGCAGCAGCCTCAAGCGAGGTCTCGTTCAGGTCCGGGGACGTGGAGAACGTATTGCTGTTGGTAGCACCGCTGATCAGCGGATGGGCCGTGCTGAACAATGAAACACCGTCGCCACCAGCATACTGGGCATTAAACCCATTGTTCAGAATCGATGCCGCCTTAACCTGTTTGGTGTACGCCATTGCTCGGGCGAGTGCCTTGGTATACCGCTTCGACAGACTGTCGTACAGGTTATCTTCGATAGCTTCCTCAGTGATCGAGAACCCGAGAGCAATCGTCTCGTGGTTGTAACGAGCGGTCCAAGCTTCCTGCGCGTTGTCATACGCAATCGCCTGACCTTCGTTCTTCACTGGGGCAGCGTTGAAGCCCGAAAGCTTCGTCTCTTCTTCAAATGAACGCTCAGAGGTCTCGACCTCAAAGAGTTCCTTATGCTCCTCACCATAGGACGCATACTCAAGACCGAACAGAGCGTTCAGGCCGGGGAGTAGTTCCTTAAGGAGCTGTGCGCGTGAAATAGCCATTTGTCATTACTCCTTAAGCGCCAGTAGCGTTCTGATAGCCGTGGAAACCGTAGTTCCAGCCCACAACAACTTCCGGGTATCCAACGAACGTCATGTTGACAGTACTGGCCTGCGTGATCGCGTTAGCAATCGTAACAGTCGTACCGTTGACGTTGGTGACATAGTTATAGTCACCGGGATATCCGCCAGTCGTGTAACCGTTGCCAGCCACGTTCGACACGATAACCTGCATACCAGCCTGAAGATTGGTGATGGAAGAGGCAAGCGTGATGGTCGTGCTGGACGACGTACCCGTACCCGACACCGTATAGGCCGTGTCCGGAATAAGCTGAACAACACGGAAGACCGGCTGAGCATTGTTAGCCACGCTACGGATAACGCCAGAACCGTTCGAGGGAGCCGAAGCGGACGAGACACCCGCAATCGAGTCACCGGTCGAACCGCTGGTCACACCAACGTTAACCGCATTGAGGTTAGAGCCAACAAACGCCTGCGAAACATACCCAATCGAAGACGGGGTATTCGTCGCGCCAGCCGAAGGCTGTGCGTACACAGCAACGCGGAACAGCGCCTGCGGATCGTCAACTACATAGCCGACCGCATCCTGAGCAACCGTACCACCCGCCCAATACTGATAGCGGTTCTTGCCGTAAATCGGACCACCCGAGGTCGAGTATTCCGCACCCTGAAAAATACCAATCGTGCCAGCAACCGCAGCGGTCGTGCCATAAGCCAGCGTACTCTTGATAAGAGTACCGGCAGACTCAGTAACAGGATCGCCATAGTACAAGCTCGTACCGTAACCTTCAGCAATCGGAATCATCCGGGTGGAACCCGAATAGACTCGACCACCGAGCAAGTTATACGGCTTAAACCCGTACCCACTTGAAACAGTAGGATAAGCCATTGAAAATCTCCTAAAAAGTTATGATCGATTCCCGCGACCAAAGGAGACAGTGG